GATGTTTATGAAGATCCACAGAAGGATAATACTTATGTTGTAACAGTAGACGTTGCAAGAGGTGTAGAAAAAGATTATTCTGCATTTGCTGTGATAAATGTATCCGAGTTTCCACATAGATTAGTTGCAAAGTATAGAAATAATCAGATAAAACCTATTTTATTTCCACAGATTATTAAAGAAGTTGCAGTTTCATATAACAACGCATACGTTCTATGTGAGGTTAATGATGTTGGAGATCAAGTAGCTGCTGGGTTACATTATGACTTAGAATATACAAATGTTCTTATGTCTTCCATGAGAGGAAGAGCAGGGCAAGTTTTGGGGCAAGGATTTTCTGGAAAGAAAGTTCAACTTGGAGTGAAGATGTCCAAATCTACAAAAAAAGTTGGTTGCTTAAATTTAAAAGCACTGATAGAAGATAGTAAATTGATATTCTCGGATTATGATATTATAAGTGAATTGACAACATTTATACAAAAAGGCGGATCATTTGAAGCGGAAGATGGTTGCAATGATGACTTAGTAATGTGTTTAGTAATGTATGCTTGGTTAATTCTTCAAGATTATTTTAAAGAGCTAACAGATCAAGATATAAGAAAAAAGTTATATGAAGAGCAGCAAAATCAAGTAGAGCAAGATATGACTCCATTTGGATTTATTGTAGATGGTGTTAATGATGGTTCATCTTTTATTGATGAAAATGGAGATAGATGGCATACAGATGAGTATGGAGATATGTCATATATGTGGGAGTATGTATAATGGATGTAGATGATCAGTTTGAAGTAGAACATTTATATCTTACAGAAAGGAAATGTAGGACTTGTGGGCAGATAAAAGACCTCATAGATGGTTTTTACAGAACAAGAAAAAATAAATATCAACTATCATCATATTCATACGAATGCAAAACATGCTCCATAAAAAGAGTAATGGAGTCAAGAAAAATTAAATGTAAAATTGCAAAATGGGAATATCCTGACTGGTAAGTTGTTCATGCACGGTTTTATCAAATGAAAATATACGTTTTAATAAATATTTTTTAGAGAAACTGAGACCTTAAGGAGAAAAACATGGCGACTCCTCAATTATCTCCTGGTGTACTTACTAGAGAGGTTGATTTAACAGTCGGAAGAGCTGAAAACGTATTAGATAATATTGGTGGCATTGCTGGACCATTTTCAATCGGACCAATCGATGAAGCAATTGACATTGTAACAGAACAAGATTTAATTAATGTTTTTGGTAAGCCAATTTCTACCGATACACAATACGAATATTGGCTTAGCGCATCTTCATATCTTTCATACGGAGGAGTTCTTAAAGTTGTTAGAACTGATGGATCAACTTTAAGAAACTCAAATGCAGGTGTTGGTGCAGCTAACACAAGCGTTAAAATTAAAAATTATGATGACTACAATTCCAATTTCTCATCTGCTAACAATTTCAATTTTGCAGCAAAGACTCCAGGAACTTGGGCAAATGGATTAAAAATTTGTTTTATTGATGATCTCGGAGATCAAATTATTGGTATTGCTACTACTAGTTTATCTGGAATTGGAGTAACAGTTGGAAACGGTGTATATTCTGATATCACTGGAACTTCAATTGCTCTTGATGGAACTGTAACAACTTTTGATGGAAGACTTAATGCAATTATCACAGGCGTCTCTACTGATGCTGTAAATGGTAATAGCACAGTTACAATTAAAATTGTATCTAGAACAACTACTGGTGGAATTACTTCTTCTGTATCTTATGCTAGAGGAAATTCCGCTGCATCTTTTGAAGCAAATGAAGCTGTAACTTTTGTTGGATCTGGAAGAGTATCCGAAAATGTAGTAACAGCAATAGATTGGTATGATGAGCAAACATTAGGATTGACTAACAGTGTAATTTACTGGAAATCTATTGCACCAAAACCATCAACGAATGGTTACGTTTTAAATAGATCTGGTAGAAATGATTCCCTTCATATTGCAATAGTAGATGATTCTGGTTCTATTACAGGAATCAAAGGCAATATTTTAGAAAAGCATGTAAATCTTTCTAAAGCATTTGATGCAGTTTCTGAAGTAAATTCACCACAAAAAATTTACTATAAGAATTTCCTTTCGAATTATTCTTCTTACGTTTATGCTGGAGCGAATCCATCTTCAGCAGCAGATGCTTACACTGGAACTGTTCCAAGACCAACAGGATTTTCTTCTGGATATACTAGATTATCTACTTCAGATGGTCTTTGGGGTCAATCTTCTCAAGGAACCACATTTAGCACAATTGGTAACGTAACCTATAACTTAACTGGCGGTGTAGATTACGGCGCTAATGGTGGAATGCAAGCAACGCTTGGCGATTTGATGACTTCATATAATTTATTTGCAAATAAAGACGCATTAGAAGTTGATTATTTAATCTGTGGTCCTGGACTTACAAACGAGTTCGATTCCCAAGCAAAGGCAAATAAACTGATTGCGATTGCAACTGGAAGAAAGGATTGCCTTGCGGTCATTTCTCCACACAGAGCAAATGTAGTTGATGTATTGAATGCAGATACTCAAACTAATAACATCATTAAGTTCTTCAGTCCAATTTCATCTTCATCGTATGCAGTATTCGACTCTGGATACAAGTATATGTATGACAGATTCAATAATGCATTCAGATATGTTCCTTGCAACGCTGATGTTGCTGGACTTATGATGAGAGTTAATATCAACTCATATCCTTGGTTCTCTCCTGCTGGACAGCAAAGAGGTATTTTAAATAATGCCATCAAACTTGCATATAATCCAACAAAACCACAAAGAGATCAACTTTATACTCAGAGAGTAAATCCAATTATTACTCAACCTGGACTTGGAATTCTTCTGTTCGGTGATAAGACTGGTCTCGGATATTCTTCAGCATTCGATAGAATTAACGTTCGTCGTCTCTTCCTTACCATTGAACAGGCACTCGAAAGAGCAGCACAAGCGCAGTTGTTCGAATTCAATGATTCAATTACAAGATCAAACTTCGTAAATATTGTTGAACCATATCTCAGAGATGTTCAATCGAAGAGAGGTCTTTACGATTTCCTGGTTATTTGTGATGAGTCAAATAATACTCCAGATGTAATTGATAATAATGAGTTCAGAGCTGACATCTTTATTAAACCAGCTAAATCAATTAACTACGTGACACTGACATTCGTTGCAACTAGAACTGGAATCAGTTTTGATGAAGTTGCTGGTAGAGTTTGATAACCTTATAGAAATTAAAAAAACGGAGGTAACTTAAAATGACTCAACAAGTTAGCAACAGACCAAATATTAGAAGCATCTCAAACTTCAAGGAAAAACTTGCAGGTGGTGGTGCAAGACCCAATATTTTCGAAGTTTCTATTCCAGATTTTCCTGATTTTGCAAAAAATCAGTGGGACAACAATACGAGATTGACTTTCAATTTCCTTTGCAAAGCTGCAGCACTTCCTGCATCTAACGTTGCTCCAATTGATGTTCCTTTCAGAGGAAGAATTCTGAAAGTTGCTGGAGATAGAACTTTTGATACTTGGACTGTAACGATCATCAACGACGAAGACTTCAAAATTAGACACGCTTTTGAAGTTTGGATGAATGGAATTAACAAACTTGATAATGCTACTGGAGCAACAAATCCATCTACATATATGAGAGATGCATTTGTTTATCAATTAGGAAGAAGTGGAAAAGTAAATGGAGTTAATGCTGTAAATGATGCTTTAACTACTGGTTCCACTGGTGAAGCTACCGTATTGAGATCATACAAATTCTTCGATATATTCCCAACCAATATCTCTCAGATCGATCTTTCATACGAAACATCTGATACTATTGAAGAATTTAACGTAGAATTCCAAGTTCAATACTATGAAATCAATGGTGGTCCTGGAAATATCAAATAAATAATATCACTCAGTTAATAAGTAAAATAAATTATGGCGAGATTATTTGGATTCTCAATTGATGATAATGAATCATTAGCACCTAGTGTAGTATCCCCCGTTCCTCAGAATAATGAGGACGGGGTTGATCACTATTTAACTAGTGGTTTTTTTGGTTCGTATGTAGATATTGAAGGAGTCTATAGAACTGAATTTGATTTGATTAAGAGATATCGTGAGATGTCTCTTCACCCAGAAGTTGATAGTGCAATTGAAGATATTGTAAATGAAGCTATAGTAAGTGATAGTAATGATAGTCCAGTTCAAATCGAATTGTCAAATCTTAATGCTAGTGACGGAATAAAAAGAAAAATTAGAGAAGAATTTAAGCGTATTCTAGAGTTATTGGATTTTGACAAAAAGTGCCACGAAATCTATAGAAACTGGTATATTGACGGTAGATTATTTTATCATAAAGTAATTGATATAAAAAAACCTCAAGAAGGAATACAAGAACTTAGATATATCGATCCAATGAAAATTCGATATATCAGACAGCAGAAAAAAGTAAAAAACGACAACTATAATCTTTCTGCTAGGAATTTGGATAATCCAATGGATTATGAATTCCCAGAAATAGAAGAATACTTTTTATATAATCCTAAGCAAACTTATCCAGTTGGAGCAACTGGGGGACAGCAAAGTGGAAGTGGGACGGCAAATCCTGGAATCAGAATGACTAGGGATTCGGTCACATATTGCACTTCTGGTCTGGTAGATAGAAATAAGGGGACTACATTATCTTACTTAAATAAAGCAATTAAAGCACTCAATCAACTCCGTATGATTGAGGATTCTTTGGTTATCTATAGATTGTCCCGTGCTCCAGAGCGTCGTATTTTTTATATCGACGTGGGTAATCTTCCTAAAGTAAAGGCAGAGCAATATCTTCGTGATGTTATGATGCGTTATCGTAACAAACTTGTATATGATGCAAGCACAGGTGAAATTCGTGACGACAAAAAGTTCATGAGTATGCTTGAAGATTTCTGGTTACCTCGCCGTGAAGGTGGTAGAGGAACTGAGATCACTACACTCCCAGGAGGTCAAAACCTCGGGGAAATTACAGACATTAAGTATTTCCAAAGCAAACTTTATAGATCATTAAATGTTCCACCATCAAGAATGGAAGGTGAGGGGGGATTTAATCTTGGACGTTCATCTGAAATTCTTAGAGATGAACTTAAATTCACTAAGTTTGTGGGACGTTTGAGGAAGCGTTTTTCAAATATGTTTAACGATATGTTGAAGACTCAATTGATCCTCAAAAATATTATTACTCCAGAAGATTGGAGGATGATGTCAGAACATATTCAATATGACTTCTTATATGATAATCACTTCTCTGAACTTAAAGAAGCAGAACTTCTTACAGAAAGACTAAATCTTGCAGCAACTGCTGAACCATATATCGGCAAGTATTATTCTCAAGATTATGTACGTCGTAGAATTCTTCGTCAGACTGATCAAGAAATTATTGAACAAAATATGATTATCGAAAAGGAAATTAAAGATGGAGTAATTCCAGATCCAAATGCTCCAATTGATCCTACCACTGGAATGCCCATGGATCCACAAACAGCAAATATGAATCTTGGGCAACCAGTAATGGAACCAGATGTAACAAAAGATGCTGAGACAACTCAGGTAAAAGATAAAACTGCTGAACTTACAAAATAATTCTTTCTAAATAAATTATAATTAAAATTGCATTTATTTTTATGGATGATCTTATGGATATGATTATGGGTGATGAATCACCATCTCAAATCAGCGATAGAATTAAAGAACTTCTTTATGTAAAAGCAGGAGAGAGAGTGGATGCTCTTAGACCTGAAGTTGCTGATGTTATGTTTAATACCAATACGGAATCAGAGGAAGAATGAAATCATTCAAGCAATTTATATCTGAATCGGTTAATATTGCTGGTGATTTTACTGGGAATCTTTATATAAATTCCCAACCTGAACAACCACAAGAAGTTGGAGAAAGTTATGTTGCCGATGTCATGTGGCAAGGTAGTTTATACCGACTTGAATTAGTAACTAAATCTGGACTTCCATCTAAACAAGAACTCGGTGAGCAACTTCAGAGACAATACCCTGGAGCAATTGTTCATCAAATCTATCCTGCAGAGGAAAAGAATTTTAATATTAAAAACGCACAAAGATATCACCCTTCAAAATTAGAATGGATCGATTGATAAATGGCTCAGTGGAATAAAAACGAACAAGATTATCTAAATCAAGAAAGATCTTTATTTGAAGTTAATATGATTGCCACAAAAGATGGCAGTCCAGTTTCTTTTGAGAACCCATTTCCAGTATCTCTTGGAAGTTCTAATATTACAATTAATGGTGATATTAGTATTCCTGGAATAGTAACTGTTACAAGTACACCAGAAAATCCAATTCATTCTCATCTAGTAGAAGTAGGAACCAGTAGCACATTAACAGTTCCATATCTCCCAGTCGGTATTTCAACATTACTGAATACTGTAAGTATTGGAACTACTGGGCAAGTATCAATCAACCTCAACAATTCACCAGTCAGCACTTCAAATCCATTTCCAGTTACTGGATCAGTTGATATTGAATTACCACCAATAGCAACTGATGCATTTGGTAGACAAAG